ACCACATTTATGTTGGTCTGGTTTTTCGGCATAGCCAAAATTTAACTCATTAAAATCACCTGCACACCAATCAATAGTAAATAAATATTTGCCTTTACGTTTTACTTTACGTCTTGAAGTGTATTGCATAGTGGCACCAGCTAACTCATAAAAAGTTGTGACACTTACATTGTAACTAAAACTATCCCACATAACTACTTCATCAAGTGGCAGCTCTTTTACTCCTGGTTTAGTGCAGAATGCAGTGATAGGAGCTCTCCACCATAAGCCACCATCTTCCATTAAGAAATGAAATAGTGGTACTCTATTTGGTATAGAACTAAAACCAAATACTCCTACTTCAAAATATTTATCGTGTGAATCTTTTTGATCTCTGAGGTAATTACCTCTTACCCAACACTCTATTACGGGTATGTTTGCATTCAAATAAGCCATAATAATTATCCATTTATTTCACCCCAATTACTACCAAACTCATAGTCAACTTTGTTAGGGACTTCTAGTGTAACAGCATGCTCCATAATTTCAATTATCTTTTTAGCATGTGCGTCATCTTCAATTGATAAATCTAATTCATCATGTATTTGTATGTGCGGCACAATTCCTTCTTTGTATAATTCTAACATTGCTTTCTTTGTCATGTCGGCTGCTGATCCTTGTATTAATTTATTTAATGCTTTGTATGTGTAAGCTCTCCTGATCCCCGGTCCGTGCTCCCTGAGTGCTTCTTCGTGCGGCAATGCTTTATGCATACCAAATTGATTTGGTTCCCACAAATGAAACCTGCACAATCTTCCTAACAGCGTTCTTATTTGTCCACGATCTTGTGCTCTGTTAGATGCTTTCTCCATTAATTGTTTTACAAATGGTACACGTGAGTGATACGTGTTAAATAAATCTGCAGCTTTTTCTTTTGTTACACCTAACTCTGCTTGTAGTTTAGCTTTACCCATTCCATAAAACAAACCAAGATTAATTGTCTTCGCTTGTGATCTAGGTATCTGTGCCATGTCTGCTACAGTCTGGTGAAAGTCTGCGCTTGAATCATTGCTGTAAGATTCAACCACATCATAAACTGATGGGAGTTTATACAAAGATGCATAGTGTACTACGAGTCTAGGTTCTTGTTGAGAATAGTCAAAAACGCCCCATTTATGGCCCTTTTCTGGTATAAATAAACTTCTAATTTTAGGACCAAGATCTTTATTTCGTGCAGGAATCTGTTGTAGATTTGGATTCTGGTAGGAGAACCTACCAGTCACCGTGCCCCCGGTTTGTGATCTCAGCTGATTTATCTCAGCATGTATTCTACCTTTGTGTTCGTAACGTAGAATAGAGTCTATAAAAGTTGTGTGTGCTTTATTTATTTCTCTTGCCTGTGCAATCATATTTACAACAGGATGTTTGTGTTCTTGTAAAAAATTTTTTGTAAAACTTGGTGATGCAGTTTTTTCTGTACGTGGATATTCTAATCGCAACATGTCAAATACATTTGCGATAGATCTTGCTGCCCAGATTTGTGTATCAATGTTTGTTTCTTTTTTTATTTTGTGAAGTAGATCTTGTTCGGCTGTCTTCATTTCTTTTTTCATTTGATGTGCACGTTCTATATCTACACGTACACCTTTGAATCTCATGTCAACTAAACAATGAAACAAATCAGATTCCAAATCAAATATATCTTCAAGGTCTTGACTTATAATTTCTTTTTTCATTTCTTGCCAAAGACCAAGTGTAACTTCAGCATCACGTTCAGCGTATGCACCAACGTGCATCGCAGGTAGTTTGTACATTTCTGATTTAGGATCTATGCCCCACTCAGATGCAGCTTCTGCTAGTGCTGCTTCGTTCTTACCATAACCTAAGTAATGCCACGATAAACTATTGAGATCATAACGAAATCTGTTTTCATCAGTCACAGCTGCCGCTATCATTGTACATGCTATGTCACCATTTATTTTGAAACCCATTGATCGCAACCAACATACGTCGTAGATTGCATTATGAAATACTTTTGTTGATGGCGCTTCTAGTATATCTTTTAACCAAGACAAGACTCTCGTCCTATCCATGTTACCACCACCTTCATGTGCAATAGGAAAGTATCCTTTGAAGTGTTTTGTAGCAACAGCGATACCAATAACCTCACCATTACCAATAACAGAACCAGATCCTTTTTTAATTAGGTCAGGATCTTTTGTCTCCAGGTCAATTGCAATCTCATCAACTTGTCGTAAGTCTGGAAACTCAGTTGGTTTTACCCATTCTGTCTGTGCTTCAAACTTAGGAATTTTCACTATAATCCCTTTCAATTATCATTTCTAAAAAATGTATTGCCTTCAATATGTCTTCCTTCTTTCCCTTCAGCCTGTGCCTAAGAATATACTTTATAGCACAACCTTCAGGATATAACAACTCATTCTCTACTACAAACTTGCTGGGTTGAATCTTAAAATTTTGATAGTGACTCCCGCCGTGTTGCTTATCCCAAACTTTCGATGTCATAACCTTTGTCCTCCTGTTTTGCAGTCATGATGTATAGGTTTTGTTTTGTTCTCGTTACACCTACATACCAAACTCTTTGTTCTTCATCGTACTTGTCTTGACTTTTTTCTAATGCTTCTCGTATTGTTTTTGTATTATCTAAAATTAATAAAACATTATCTGCTTCTCCACCCTTTGCAGAATGTATTGTAGATAGTTTTACTCTTGGTTCTTGAGATAATTTTTCTTGGAATCTTAACATCTCTCTTATGTATAGACACTCTTCTGGATCTACAGTGAACACATCAAACCACTCCTCAGTCTTGTAAAAATTAAATTCAAACAAGTCATACATTTTTTCTTCAGTCGGTTCTTCTGAACGACCAGAAGATTCTAGAATACCCTTTACTTCTGATAAAGACAAGAGCTCACCTTTTTGCCATCTGATGTAGTTTAGAATGTTTCTAAACAAAGTAGTCTTGTAACTCTTTCTATTTTTAAATTGAAAATAAATACCCATGTCTTTTAGATTTGGTTTTAATTTTGATAGCTTGTCATTGTATCTGGCCAAGATCAACCAGTTGCCCTCGTATAATGGGACGTCTTCAATGCTGGTTACATAATTTATATAACCGTCTTCATCTCTAGCTTTCCAAGATTTTTTTATTCTTCTGTCGTCAGGTATGCGATCTAAAATTTTATCAGCCACATTTTGAACAACTTTAGGAACTCTGTAGGATTGTGGCAAAATTATGTCTTTCTTTGAAACTTCATGCTGAAATTTTTTTACATCTGCACCTGCCCAACCATAAATAGCTTGATCATCATCACCTGCTAATATAACATATTTGCTGTTTTTCTTAATAATATCAACCATTTTCCATTGTATTGGTGACAGATCCTGAGCTTCATCAATAAATGCAACGTCAAATTTAGGACATAATTCAGACACATTAAATTTTTCAATCATGTCAGTAAAATCTACTAACTTAAAAGCATCCTTGTAGTTATTTAATTCGTCAGAAAGTATCTGCAACAACCTGCTGTCCAGGTCCTGTGAGTACATATCTGTATTGTACTCATCTTCAATTGATATTTCTTTTATACGTGCAGCATTTATTAAATTAAAATATTCACTGTCAGAATCTACAAATCCTGTATTCTCTTGACCATCAGAGTACACTGTAACCTCTATACCTATTTTTCTACCAATGTCTTCGTAGTGTTCATCTTGCATAACTTCAGGTTTTTTAAGACCAAGTCTTGTAAAAGCCAATGAGTGTAGCGTTCTAAAATATTTTAAATCTTTTCTTTGAAAAGCTGTGTGATAGTCCAACATTCTATCGATAGCCTCGTTTGCTGCTTTAGTTGTAAATGCAAAGTAACCAATTTTATCTATTGGTGTGCCTAGTTTTAAAAATGTTTTTACATAACTTAATAGCTTTGTAGTTTTCCCTGTTCCCGGAGGCCCGTATAGTTTACGACTAATCACATTATCTCCGTTTTATGTTTTATTTGAGAATGATGTATTGGTACTTCTTCAAACTCTTTTACATTTATCTGTATAATATTCTTTGTTGATGAATTGTATTTACCGGCTTCTTTAGATGGGAATCTTTTCTGTTCTAGAAATTCTATTTCACAGTCTTTATATATTACCTGCATCATACGTCCTGTTTTGTCTTCGCTGTGTTTCCAATTTTTAGATTTAAGTTTGTCAAAAAATTTATCAAATTTAAAGAATGCATAGTCACCTTCAATTAACACAGATCCAGTTTTAAATGCTGCATCGTTTGTGGCTTTGGGTCCATTTATTTTTGCATGTAATACATCATGCAGTTTTTCTTTTGGTGATGTACCAATAGGTGGATGTACAACTTTCTGTGTCGCATACAAAGCATCCATAACAGCTTGCTCTTCATCACCTTTAATTAATGGTGGAAAGAATCCTGCAGCTTTTGAAATTGCATTTCTTCTCTTACGTTGATCGTTTAAATGTTCTACAGATCTACAGTGTACTGTTGCAGTTTTGATACCATCTGGTTTTGTTACATCAAATTCATACTCTGGTTCTGGATCTAAATCTATTTTCTTTAAATTATTTAGTGTAGGGTACGATCCTTTTGATCCAGCTAATACACCAAATCTTTTCTTAACACAGATACCTTTTTTACAATGCTCACTCAAAGGACTTTGTGTGCATGTGTAACCTTTGCTACTTCTATTCCATGATTTTACTTTTTGATTTAAAAATTTTTGATCCCATGCATTTGCATGTACGCCTGCAAAATATTTGACTGGTGCATTCATAACTCTTTGTTGCCAGTTGTCTTGATATTTCATCTTAACCATGACGTGATAGTTATACATGAATCTATCTTTGCCATCAAAGTCTGGATTCTTTGCAAGTTTTGATATTGCAGCTAAACAAGGTGGACCATCCATAAATTCTTCGTCGACTCCTTCCATGCTTTTGTTTTCTATTTCTTCTGTTATTTCTGTAAGTCTTTCTTTTGTAACCAGATTCGCACTGATCACTTTCATAAACTGATCCAGCGTAAACGTTGTACCATCAACGTTCAAAGCTTTACGTTCCTCCCCAAAGTATGGTAGATTTATAAACTGTCCTGGTCTTAGTTGACCTGTTTCACTATCTTTTGTTAGCTGTGTTTGTTTTGGAAATATTTCACAGTCTGGTTTTAAATTAAATAAAGATAATAGGTTAGATAAAAATGATTTGATGAGAGATGCATCCACCATTTTATCTAGAAATAAAAATAAATGTAGACCACCGCTTTTAGACTCTACAGGTAAAAGAGGTAATTTGTATTGTTGTATGATGTCTATGTAATTTTTCTTGGTAAAGTTTTCATAATCTTTTGGATCAATATCTATAACTCCAAATCTAACTAAACCATTTTCTGTGCACGGTTGCACACCGATTGACATCTCACCTTTTAAATGTTGTTGATATATTTCGTCTGTAAGTTCTTCGAAGTTCCATCTGTAGACAGGTTTCTTTTTACCTGTCTCAGAGTCTATGTAGGAATCCTGGTGATTGAAGTCTGCCACACCATAGGCACGCCTGTATCCTGTAAAAAATTCTATATAACTATCCATAACTGTCTGTGCGGGCCACTCAGTCTCCCTCCTGGCCCACACTGTGCACTCATTCTCTTAGAGAATTATATAATGCTACTATCCTTTGGTTTATCTTCGCCATGTTTAGCTTTAACACTTCCTTTAGAAATGTTTTCACTAAACGATTTAGCTTGATCATACAAAGATGCGTCAGTTATTGGACCAACCTTACTTACTTCCCAACCAAACCACGTACCTTTGTCATTAGACATTTGCGTAGTTTTTAGTTTGTAAATGTGGCTGAAAGATGCTGGCGTGAACATCCCGTTCTTACCATTCAACTTTATTCCAGACATA